GCTTAGGCGATGGAACCCGTCATTACATTCGCAGCCTCCGCAGGCGTCATCGATGCCGAAGCCGGCATCATTCGCGGCGTCTCGCTGATCACCAAAGGACCGGCGCTCGGGCACGGCGTGATGATTGACGACCTGACTTTGGAGCAGGTGAAGACCGCCGCCGAGCAATACGCGGGCGGGCTCAAGGTGAAACTCGACCACTCTGGCGGCGCGGGCGATATTGTCGGCTATATCGACGCCCTGAGAATCAGCGGCGAAAAGCTGCTCGGGGATTTGCACTTGCTGCAAAATTCGCCGCATCGCGCTTACATCTTGGAGATCGCCGATCGGATTCCAGACACGTTCGGGCTCTCCATCGCGTTCTCGGGTCCGTCGGAAAAGAGCGCGGACAAGCTCACGACTTTGCAACGGTGCTCGGAAATCTACTCGGTGGACCTTGTCAGCGAACCCGCTGCGAACCCGAACGGATTTTTTGCGCGCAAACTCAAACAATTTGAGAGCGACGCCAGCGAGTCGCCGGAAGCAGAAATCAAAATCGAAATTCCTATGAACGACGAAATGAAAAAGGCCATCGAAGGCATGATTCAGTCTGCCATGATGGGCATGAACGAAAAAGTCGCGAAGCTCGAAAGCGCTCTCGCTCCCAAAGAAGAAAAACCTGCCGCCATGAGCGCGCAGAATGAAGTCGTGCAGCTCGCCGCTAACACCGCTGCGCTCGCCGCCGTCAAAGAATTTGCCAAGTCTTTTGGTGCGCCAGCCGCTCCGATTGCCTCGGCCGAAGCAGTAAAACCAGTCGTGCAGGTCCAGAAGTTCGAGGACGTTGTCGCCGCTAAAGCCACCGAGCTGAAGGGCAACAAATCCGAGGCAATCACCTTCGCGATCAAAAACCATGCCGACCTCTACGCTGCGTATCGCGCACGCGTTCAAGCCGGCGAACTCGTCAAACTCTAATCCAAAACTAAAATGGCCACTTCATTCAATCACACCGGCACGTTCCTCGCCAACGCGGCAATCACCGCGTTCCGACTCGTGACGATTTCCAGCAATCGCGGGGTCGGTCTTGCCGCCACCGCTTCTTTGCCCGACGGCGTTGCAACGATTGACGCCGCTTCCGGCGATCAAATCACCGTCGAATTTCTCGGCGGCACGACCATCAAAGCAACGTTGCTCGCCGGTCCAGTGACCGTCGGCGACACGCTTTTCTCCACCGCCAACGGGACCGTTGCCATCACCGGCACGATCACGGTCGGCAAATCTCTCAGCACCGCTTCGGACGCATCTACGATCATCGAGATGCTTCCCAAGAACATCTAACCATTAAGAACTAATTACCATGTATTCAAATTCCGCAGCCATTTTCCGTGGCGACATCGCTGGCGTAGTTGAGCAGGCAAAAGACTGGGAGGCTGGACTGATCGGCACCCAAGTTATGCCGATTCTCGACGTGCCAGTTCGCGCCGGCCAATACCCATCGTTCGTTCTCAAAGAGGGCCAACTTCTCAAGAGCGACATAAAGAACCGCGCTCCCTACAGCGATTACGCTCGTGGCACCCGCGCCTTCACGCAAGACACCTACACCGCTCTGGAATACGGCTACGAGGAGGCTGTAGACGATACCGTCACCCTCGACGTTGCCCGCTTCTTCGATGCCGAGGTGATGGCCGCCAAGCTCGCCAAGCGCAAACTCTTGCTCGCGCATGAGCTTCGCGTCGCCTCGAAAATCTTCGATACCGGCGCGTTCACCTCGACCAACTCTGGCACCGCCTACACCGTCGCCAATTTGGCCACGTTCGACGTCGGTCAGGACGTGCAGGAAGCTCTCGACCGGATGCTTGCTCGCGGCGAGTCCACGACCAACACCCGCGTCGTCATCCCATACCCGGTCTGGACCCGTTTGCGCGCAAGCGTCAAGTTCCAGAATCGTTTACGGGGCACGGGTCTTTCGTCCGACACCATCCTCAACGCCAGCACCCAAGCAGCCGCCGAAGTGTTCGGCGTCGCCGAGGTTCTGATCGGTCGCGCTTCCTACGATAGCGCACCCGAGGGCATCGCCTTTTCCGCCGCAAACGTCTGGGCCAACACCTACATCTGGGTGGGCTCGGTCACGCAGGCTTCGGCTGGCTACTTTGGTGGCGGCGCAGGCTTCACGCTCAACTGGTCCGAATATGGACCGGCTATCGGCGTCTCGACCTACCGCGAAGAGAAGATCAAGTCGAACATCGTTCGCGCCTCGCAATATACCGCCGAGAAGATCGTGAACTCGAACGCTGGTCAGCTTATCGCTACCCAGTATTCCTGATCTTAACTAGGTTCAGAAAAACAGCCTCACGCTTCACGGCGTGGGGCTTTTTGTTTTGACCGGTCCGAGCGATCAGCAAGACCTGACGCAAACACAACGACGAACATGATACTTTCCCTCTGCGTAATTGCTGGCAACGAGGCGGCACAAATCGGCGCGATGCTCGACAGCTTCGACGGCGTGATTGACGAGGTCTCACTCGTCCGCGCCATCGGCTCGCAGGAACCGGACGCGACGGAGCAGATCGTGCGCGACTGGTGCTTGCAGCACTCGGTCGGATTCGTGTTCAGCGAATACAAGAACGGCGCGACGGCGCAGGCATGGAAGCACGTCGATTCGTTCGCCCGCGCACGCAACCAAGCGTTCGCGCAGGCGTGCGGCGACTGGCTGATTTGGGCCGACTGCGACGACGTGATTGCGGAGGCTGAGAAGCTGCGGGACAGGCTCGCCGAGCTATCGGACGACGTGCTCATGGTCCGTTGCCCTTACGACGTGCGCGGCACCGGGAAGAAGCTTCACCGGGAGCGGATCGTGCGGCGCAGCGCATTTGCGAGCGGCCGCGTCTGGCATCACGACGTGCACGAAAATCTCCTCCTACTTCCGAACGACCGCCATTTCGACTGGGCGACGCCGGTCTGGCACCATCAGCCGATTGCGATCAAGCAGGACAACCGCAAACGAAACTTGGCGATCTTGGGGCGCAGCGTCACCGAGTCCGCGACCCAGTATTTTTATATTCACCAAGAGCATTATTGCGCCGGCAACAAGACGGCCGCTGAGCAGTTCGGCCGGATCGCGCTCAGCTTCCCAAACCTTGACGACAGCTTCCGCTACGAGGTCGGGCTCAACCTTGCGCGGCTCGTCGCTTCTCGTCGCGAGGCGATGCAGTTCGCAATGTCGGCGCACGGTGTTTTCCCTTGGTGCCGCGAGGCAATCGCGTCGGTCATCCTCTTGGCGTTCGAGCGCAACGACGGCAAGCGGGCAAGCTTTTGGGCGTCGCGGATGCTCGCGCTTCCCGAGCCTACCGCAAAAGACCGGCCGTGGACTCACGAAGTCAAGTGGTATGGCTGGGCCGGGCACGATCTTGCGGCGCGGGCCTACCGCCTCGCCGGCCAATTGGACGACGCCGCGGCGATGCAGCTCGTTTTCCACAAGCACACGCAGCCAAGGATTCGGCTGACGCAAAAGACACTAGGCAACTCAACCAAATCGGTCGCCTTCCGCGACGCTTGGCTTTCGACAGCGGCGCAGCCGGAGTGCATCGAACACCGCTTCCTCGTGCGTGCCGACGATGCCGAGACGATGGGAATGGCGAAGCAATTCCTGCACGACGTAGGCGAGCCGAGCGCATCCGAGCCGGGCACAATTTGCGTCGTGGCGGAAGACGGCATGGTGCCACCGCACAACTGGGACGAACGAATCTTGGCGAGCGGCTGCACGCTGATCGACGCGGAGAACATCGAGCAAATTCTGGGCACAAAAAAAGAATGATTCCCGAGCCGGCAATCGTCGTCTGCACGACCAATGCAAGGTGTCTCGACGTGCTCAAGGCGTCGGTCAAAGCCTACGTGCCGCGCAACATTCGCACCTACTATTTCCACGGCGTCGGGAGCACGTTCGGAGAGGCTTACAACCACGCGGCGGCCATCGCGTTCAAGGAGCACGACGAGCTGGTAATTTGCAACGACGACATCGTTTTCACGCCGACGACGTGGGAGACGTTGCTTTATGACGCCTACGCGTTGCGCGAGACGTTCGGAAAAATCGGCTACGTCGCAGCACGCTCGGACTACGCACGCGGGACGCAAAACATCCGTTGCGGCAAAGGGCGCTTGGATTTGCTGCGCTTTGAGTCGGAGGAGTTCGTGGTCGAGACGCGGGTGATTGCGCCGATTTGCGCGTGGATTCAACGGGACGCGTGGGTCGATTTTCCGCCCATCAACTGGTTTTCCGACGACGTGCAATGCGCGGACATGAAGCGCCGGCACTTCATCTCGCGGGCCTACGTGCATCACGTCGGCTCTCAGACCTGCGGCAACGACGGGGCGAAGTGCAAGGCCGACGCCGAGCCGTGGCTAAAAGCAAACCGTCCGGCGATGCACGCACAGCACTTTCCCGCGGTTTGACGATTCGCGCAATTGTATGGCCGCCGTTCGAGACTTCGACCCGACACAGATAAACTCCGACTTCTCCGCGATCTTGGAGCAGGCGGGCATTTCGTTTACGTATCAGGGCGCCGCGGTCACCGGCATCTGGTCAGCGGCGAGCAATGCGTTTGCCGACTTCGAGGACCAACGCCGAGACGACAGCAAGTTCACAATCTTCCTTTTGACGACGAGCGTGAGCGCAGCGCCGAAGGTCACGCAGACCCTTTCCCGAGCCGGCATCACCTACTACGTTGAGCGCGTGACGTTGGACGCCGAGGGCGCGGGATGTGAGCTGGGCGTCGCTAAGGTCATATGATTTCGATCTTCTCAGACACCAAGAAGCTGGAGTATGCGCTCGCGAGACTCGCCGACGCTGCGAAGGTCGATCTTGGTCTGGTCATCAAGCAGGAGGGCGCTTACGTCGCGAGGACGATCATGCTCATCACGCCGCCGACTGGCGACAAACTGGCAAAAGGTGCACAGACTCAGATCCCAATCGTGACCGGCGGAACGATCACGAAAACCAAAGCGGGCGGACTCAGCACGAACGCAAAGGAGCAGGGCGAGAACGCAATTCTGGGCGACCTCTTCGGAGGCCGACAACTGGCGAAGGAAAAAAGCATCGGTCTCTTCCAAAGAATCGGAAACTCAACGGAAGTTCCGCCGCGCGGAGGTCAGCCGCACGAAACGATGGGCGTAAACCTCGGCTGGGAAGGCTCAAAGAATATCCGCATTTATCGCAAGTTCTGGCAGCCGGGCGCATCCATCGCTCAGATGCGGGCGTTTCATTACGCGAACAGAAATTCACGCGGGAGGCCGAAACAAGTCACGCGCAGCGCAATCGGCCGTTGGCAAGTGCAGGATCAGATGTGGATCTCTAATGAAGCGGCGGACGCTTATCTCAAATACACGCAAAAAAAGGTCGGTCTCGCGAAGGCCGGATTTGCTGCGGCTGCAATGGCGTGCGGCGTGCGCGTGCCGCGTTGGATCAAAAGGCACATGGCGAAAGCCGGAATCGCTCAAGTGCAATTCGGCCAGAATCCATTCGTGAGCGCACGGACCACCGGAAACAAGATTCCCGATCTGCAACGCGTCGTCGATTCGGCTTTGAAAATTCGCTACAAGGTCACGCTCTCAAAATTTCGAGCAGTCATGGCTAACCGTGCGGTCAATCTTGGATTCACAAAAGTCGGCGGCGCTATGCCGTTACCAAAAGAAGCATGAGCACCCGCACAAACATCCGCAACGCCACCGCCACCGCGCTTACGGGCGCTCTCGTCGTTCCGACGGCAAACATCCTACGCGGGCGCAACAACACGATTGCGAGCGTCAGCTTCCCGGCCGCTGCCGTTTACGCAGTCAGCGAGCAGATCGAAGTGCGAACGCTCGGGCCGAGCAATCGCACGCAATACCGGCAGCTGCAGCTCGTCGTGGACTACTTCATCGCTGAGAGCGGCACCTACCTGATCGATGACCTTTTCGACACTGGCAGCGCGGCGGTCGAAGCGGCCGTGCTCGCGGACGTTACGCTGGGCGGCGTATGTCAGGACCTCCATTTGAACAGCGTGGACTATAGTATTGAGACGGATGAAGACAAGCGCTTCGGATCGGCTCGGCACACTTTTAACTGCATCTACTTTTCAACCGACTAACCTTATTTTATGGCAACCAAACTCGGCCGAGAAGGCCTCATCAAACTGTCCAGCACGACCATCGGCGAGCTGCGCAACTACGCTCTGACCCACACCTCCGACACCGTGGAAGATTCGGTCATCGGCGACACCTACCGCACCCGGCTCGCATCCATGAAATCGTTCTCGGTTTCTGGTGACCTTTACTGGGACGAAGGCGACGCCGGCCAGCTCCTCATCACCATCGGCTCGCAGGTCACGCTCAACCTTTATCCAGAGGGCGGCAGCACCGGCGACGTTTACTATTCCGGCGCGGCCATCGTCACCCAGTTTAACGTCTCCGCGTCATTCGATGGCATTATCGAGGGCTCGATCGCCTTCGAGGGCAACGGTCCGCTCAGCACTCTGACGGCTTAATTTCGCAGGCAAAACACACAACACACACATGGACGCAATCGACCTAGTCAGAGAACACTTCGCCTCACTCGGCACGCGCAAGATCGACGTGCCCGAGTGG